AGTTTTTAATTAGTAATAGAGACTTGGCGGCAAGATGCAATAACATCTTAGATCCAGACCACTTTGACAGGCGTATTAGAAAAGCCGCGGAGTTTATCAAGAGCTATGTTAGTCAACATGGTGACATTCCGGATCCACTACAAATTAAAGCAGTAGGCGGGGTTGACATTGAGCCTATAGGCGCCACTGCTGTACAGCATAGTTCATGGTTCCTGGAAGAGTTTGAAAAGTTCTCAAGATACAAGGCATTAGAAAAAGCCATCTTGACCAGCTCGGACTTGTTAGAGAAGCATGAGTATGGTGCAGTTGAGAAGTTAATTAAAGATGCTGTACAGGTTGGTTTGCCAAAGACATTTGGTACAGACTACTTTGAAGATCCTGTGGGTCGACTAAAAGCAATTAGAGACAACAACGGACAGGTATCAACTGGTTGGAAGGATTTAGATGATAAGTTGTATGGTGGCTTTAACAAAGGTGAGTTAAACATCTTTGCTGGCGCATCTGGCGCAGGCAAAAGTTTGTTCTTACAGAACTTGGCATTAAACTGGACACAGCGTGGAATGAATACTGTTTACTTTAGTTTGGAACTCAGTGAACTGTTATGTAGCCAACGTATGGATGCCATGTTAACAGACATGAGCACACGTGACTTGTACAAACGTCTAGATGAGGTTGAACTCAAGGTCAAGTCTGCAGGTAAAAAAGGCAAGCTACAGATTGTACAACTTACAAATGGCGTAACCCCAAACGATTTATTGGCATGGATTAGAGAATTTCAAACACAACGTGACATCAAAGTTGATGCTATCTTGGTTGACTACTTGGACTTGATGATGCCAGCAGGTCAAAAGATCAGTGTAAGTGATATGTTTGTCAAGGACAAGTTAGTGGCAGAGGAGTTGCGTAACTTGGTTGTTACAGAGAATTTGCTATTAGCGACAGCGTCACAGTTGAATCGTAGTGCTGTGGAAAGTGTAGAGTTTGACCACAGTATGATTGCAGGTGGTTTAAGTAAAATTCAAACTGCTGACAATGTGTTTGGTATCTACAGTACACCTAGCATGAAAGAACGTGGAACAGTACAAATACAGTTTATGAAAACACGTAGTAGTTCAGGTGTTGGACAGAAAATTGATTTAAGCTTTAATCCAGATACAATGCGTATCTCAGATGCAGTAGATAGTGGTGGTGGAAGTACTACAACTCGTGCATCAGATGTATATGATAAGGTGCGGGCCAGATCCAACTTAGGTACAACAGTTAATACTGAAGCACCACCACCACCAGCATCTACCAAATGGGAAAAACCAACTGGCACTCATGCATGGGATTACCCAACTGCTAGTGCTACAGCCGAACCTACAAGTGAGACTGCACCCGTACAAAAGCCCCTAACCGCTCCTGTTGCAACCAGTGCAAATAGAAACGCATTAAGGGCTATTGTTAGCCGTGAAATCTAATTACTTCATTCTGTACGGATCAGAAGCGCCAACATCTGGCATTACATCTGCGGCAATATCGTCCTCAGGTGCAACGGCATCTTCTGCATCTTGCTCTACATTAAAATCTCTAATGTCTTTGCGTAATCTACCAATCAACGAAGGATCACTTGCAATGATGTCTGCCATGCTAATAAAAGCCGCTGTGATTAGCTTTGATTCTGAAAAAGTTACTGGCTGGCCACTTGCCATTTTATTCAATGTTTGCATAAAACGACTTTGTAGCTCATCACTTACCAGTGGCCCCAACGCCATTTTTAAACGTGCAAGCTCACCAGAGCTAATGTCGTGGTCTGGTTCCCCAGTATCCGTATGAGTATCATACTCATTTAAACGGGAAATCTTATTGGCTAAGTCCCTTAATTGTTGTGCGCTTGGCGATAATTGCATTTTACAATCTCCTATATAGATTATTTAGCTAAATATATTAATATGCGAAAACACACTCGAAGTATTTTAGACGAAATTACAGGGCTAGTCCCAAAGCAAGATAAGCACTTACTTGTTGAGGGTTTAGCTGTGCAAGCTATTGCCCGTGTAATTAATTTAATGGAAGTAATTCAGCAAAATTATCCACAGCATCAAGCTGATGAATTAATTAGACGATTACAGCTAGCCATTAAAAACGGAGACACAGCCAAATTTACTCGAGGTGTACGATCTATCAAGGAAAACGACCAGTGAAAGTAAATGATTTACAACGTCAATTAGATGAAGGATTTTTAGATAATTTAGTTTCTAAAGTGCAATCCATGGCAGGCGGAGATGGCCCTACTGGTATCATTCGAGCATTGCGCGGCCAAGATGCCGCATTGAGAAAATTTGCTGATGCTATTACAAATGCCACACGTAACAAAGTTATGCAACGTGTAGGCAATCAACTTGACTTGATTAACTCTGGTAAGGCACCACTACCAGTTACCATGATTTATCAACAAGCCATTTCAGCCGCAAAACAGGTTGCAGCCTCTGATCAAATGAATGTTGATGTTGGGCAAGTTGGGCAAACAATTAGATCAAATCGTGCTGATATTGAACGCTTAGTACTTTCAAGTAATGTTGGAGACAACAATCAAATTAAATTAATATTTGATTCAATCTTAGGCGGAACTGGTTCCTCAAACATTGGCATGGAAGTAGAACCAGCAATGAAAGCAGTTTCAATGATTGTAGCAGGCGCAATCATCTACATTAAAACAACCAAAGAAGACTTAGAAGACTACAACATTGAACCAGCAGACTTGGAAAGTTTCAATGCCGCTGGCGAACAAGTTAAAGAAATTTTATGCGATCCTACATCAGCTGAGATTCGTGCGTTACAACCAAATGAAGATTTCAAAGATCATTTGCATTGGTTAATCATTCAGATGATTCAAGGCATACAGAAAAAATACGCAGTATTAGATAATGCCAAACTGCAGGCCTTACTGGCAAATCCGCCAGCACTAATTAGTCCCCTTGAATTTAAGACAGCATTGTCTGGACATTCAGCCAGTGTCGACCCCGATGCAGTAAATCAACTTATAGCAAAGGCAACACCAGCAATTCAAAATCAATTTAAGATTTGGTTAGAAATTGCAGTCAAAGAAACAGCGGCGGGTGGCCCACCAAATCAAAGTTCGCATCTTTATGTTGAGCCGTGGGGCGCCAGTGCAATGGTGTTAGTTGACAAAATGAAGTTCGGCACCCCTGCAAAGAAAGAAGCACCACAGGTATCACCTGATGCTGAAGAAGAAATACAATCATTGACAGATTCTCACACCGCAGGAGAGACTGCATTACGTAATGCGTTGGCTACCAATCCCAATCTTACACCTGTGCAGATGAAAGTTGTATGCGAGAAAGCAAGAGAAGCATATAACAATGCAAACCCTACAACATGAAAATATTTGAAATAGCAACATACAAAAAGAAGTCCCTGCTGTCAGAAGCCAAGGCTCGTATTGACCATCCAGAAGACTTGGTATTTGAAGAAGGCAGCGGCGGTGCACAACGAGCACTTGATGCAATGAAACACGCGGCAGTTGATCCTACTGTTAACTCAGTCAAGTGGGATGGTACTCCTGCAATTATATTTGGTCGAGATGAAAATGGTTTCATCATGACTGACAAGGCCGGCTTTGGTGCCAAAAAATATGATGGCATGGCTCGTAGTGCTAAAATGTTCCGTGACATGATTTACAATCGCAAACCAGATGACCAAGGACGTTTGGAATACTCAACACAAATTGCTAGTCTGTATCCGATGCTGGAGAAGATTGTTCCTGCCAAGTTTCGTGGCTTTGTCCAAGGTGACATCATGTGGATGAGTACTCCTGTAGTACACGACGGAGTAATTGAAATACAGCCATTAAAGGTAAAGTACACAATTGACCCGGCCAGTGACTTGGGTAAGAAAATTAAAGCAAGCAAAGCAGGTATTGTTGTGCATAGCTACTTTACAAGCACCGCAGAAGAAGAGCCAAGAGCAATGACACCTGCTGAAATTGAAAAGCTGAAACCTAGTCCTGGACTTGTTGTACTAAGCCCTGTAATGCAGGTTAGATCTGCTCCTTTTGAATTATCCGAAGAAGACATTGCACAAGTGGACAACGTTATTAAAAAATATGGCAATGCCATTGACAAGTTGCTAGACAACTTTTCAATAAGCTCATTGAAAATTTCTAACTTACCAGATATCTTTAAGAGTTATTTAAATTACAGAGCTGGCATTGGGCAACAAGGCCTGAGTAGTAAAGATTTTATGGCCTGGTTACAAGATCCAATGAGAAGCAAACTAACAGCCAACAAGCTACAAAATGTGCTAGATCACATTAGTAAGAACAAGGCTGGATTTACCGGAGTGTTTGAAGTTGCCAATAAATTAGTTGCACTCAAATACAAGTTAAAAACGCAACTGGATGCACATGCTGGACATGATGCGGCAGTTACAGCCACAGTTAGAGATGAACCAGGACACGAAGGGTTTGTGTCAGATACACCACATGGTAAAATTAAAATTGTAAACAGACCTGTGTTTATGAAAAAGGTATAATATGGAAGACTTTAGTTTTATTAAAGAGAACTGCAACGAAAGCAAAATGTTTCGTAACAACTATCTTAATCAGTTAACCTTGCGTGATACAGTTGATAGTGTATTTCTTAACTTGCTTACACTTTACATGTTGAGTAAGGAATTTGAAACTCGTCCATTTGCACAAGAGTACGCAACTCGTACAATGTCGTTTGCAAATTTTACAACTCCGAGAGTTGGCGGTACAGACCTATACCAAGGCCTGCACATCATGCTATACCCAACCGGGCACACTGCATCGTTGTTAAAGGCTGGAGAACAAAATTCAGCACTGGCAACTCAATTACATACCAATGCAAAACTAGTAAAAGATTTCCTCCGTGGTATTGCAAGTGGTACACTTGATCGTACCACTGCTATTCGTATTATGTATAGGCTTGAAGGCCAGATGGGCATTGACATCAGCAACTACAAAAGTCTAAGACGTCTAATTACAGACTGGGAAAATTTAACAACTATTCAGCATCAATTATGTGTTACCCGTCTACTACAGTATTACAGATTGCGTGGCCGTCGTAGTGAGTTACTACCTGTACTAGAAGCATTAGCTAGAAACAAGGGAATGGAACTTACTGATGTTGGCAATGCAGAACTTGCGGCAGTGGGTGCTGGCTCAATTGTTGGGTCAAGGTCTGGGAATGGATTTTTATCTGGTGTAGCCAAAGCCGCAGGCGGGTTTGCTGTGGGTTATGCAATTGGAAGAAACATGTAATGTCTGACAAAAAGTCGTACACAATTCCGGGTTCTCACTTTGGTGGAGATCCTGAATTCTTTTCTGCGTGGACATTATATGATATTGGCCCAGATG